TCACAACAACTGATTCTTGGTGAAGGTGCCGGTGGAGGAGCAGCCAACTACATCGAGGACGTGTTCTCGACGTGGCTCTACACCGGCACGGGTTCTGGGAACCAATCAATTACAAACGGCATTGATTTAGCCGGGAAAGGTGGATTGGTTTGGATCAAAGGAAGAGCGACTAGCGTTAATAGTAATGCCCATGTCTTTTTTGATACCGCTCGCGGAAGAGAATATGGCGTTCAATCAATTAACACAAACCAACAGCAAACATCTCCTGCCGGAAATGACTTAATTTCGTTTGATTCGAGTGGATTCACGGTTTCAGCAAACAATTTCAATTGGGTCTTAAATCCATCCGGGGCCGCTAGTAGCATGGCCTCATGGACATTCCGCGAGCAGCCGAAGTTCTTTGATGTGGTGACGTATACGGGGAATGGAACTGCGGGGCGTCAGATTGCCCACAACCTTGGTTCTGTCCCCGGCTGCATCATTGTTAAATGCACGAGTGAGACAACAAGTTGGCGCGTATATCACAGAAGTTTGGGCGCAACAAAATGGCTTCAACTTCAAGCAACTGATGCTGCTGACACAGATTCTTCCTCTTGGAATGACACGGCACCAACATCTACGCATTTCACTGTCGGAAACGTCGCTGCAGTAAACGGCGGAAACAGCCAAACCTACGTCGCCTACCTCTTCGCCCACGACGCAGGAGGCTTTGGCCTGACGGGTACGGACAATGTGATTTCGTGTGGGTCTTACACGGGCAACGGTTCTACTACTGGCCCTGTGATTGACCTCGGATATGAGCCTCAGTGGGTGATGATAAAGAATGCAACAAGCGTTGCGAATTGGGTTATGTATGACACGATGCGTGGATTTACCAATGGTGGTATTGACGCTACGTTATTCCCAAACCTGTCTGCGGCTGAAGATGCTACAAATACAGCCCTCATAAGGCCACTCGCTACCGGATTTCAACCAACAAGTACGTCTAGTACAAGAAACGCATCAGGCGACACCTACATCTACATCGCCATCCGTCGCGGCCCGATGAAAACTCCGACGACGGGGACGAGTGTGTTTAATACCATCGTTCGCGCAGGTACTGGGGCGGCAGCGTCTATTACCACCGTTGGGTTTCCACCTGACATGATGATTTCTCATTCAACGAATGTTTCATCGAACAATGTTGGGGCAAATGACAAGTTAAGAGGCCCGGCACAATTTTTATCTACAAATACGACAAATGCAGAAGCCACTTTATCCGGCACACTTGTCTCATTTGACCAAAACGGATTTAGTGTTGGCTCAACGGCTTCCGGGCCATTCAACATTAGCGGTCAAACAAATGCGGCATGGAACTTCCGCCGCGCCCCCGGCTTCTTTGATGTGGTTTGCTATACGGGGACGGGAAGTTACCCATTCACAATAAATCATAATCTTGGTGTTGTTCCCGAGATGATGATTTTTAAGAAACGCATATATGATGCTGAACAAGAAAACTGGTACGTCTATCAAAATTCAATCACGTCGCCAAACAGTAATTGGTATCAAAACATTTTAATCTTAAACAGCACTACTAGTTCTGGAGGGGCGTCCAGTTTTATTACAACTGCTCCTACTAGCACAGCGATTACTGCGGCAGGTTCACTTGCAGAATCTGGCGATCCGTGGGTTGTTTATCTCTTCGCCTCCTGCCCCGGCGTGAGCAAGGTGTTTTCGTTTACTGGTAACGGCTCCTCTCAGACAATAAACTGCGGGTTTACTGGTGGAAGTCGGCTAGTTTTGATTAAGCGCACCGACTCTACCGGAAATTGGGTAATTTTCGATAGCGCACGGGGGATAGTTGCTGGTAATGATCCTGCGCTTTATCTTAACTCAACAGCGGCAGAAGTAACTGGTGTGGATGCCATTGACACAGACTCGACTGGTTTCATCGTTAATCAGGAAACCACGTTTAATTTGAATGTCAACAATGCCACATATATCGGACTTGCAATTTCCTGATGGAATACATCTACGTCATTGAGAACAAGAACTCGGGGAAGTTCTACATCGGCAGGACTAACAACCCTGCTGCGCGTAAGCGTTGTCACTTCTCTGAGTTGCGTAGAGGCATTCACGGCAATCCGCGCCTGCAAGCATCGTTTAAGAAGCACGGCGAGAGTGCATTTGAGTTTCGTGTTGTTGACTCTGCTCCTTCTGATGAGATCGAAGCAAAAGAGTCTGAGTGGTTTGCTGCTTTTGATGAGGACAAGGCTCATCTATATAACTGCCACTTTGAAACATTTGGTGGCCCAAAGATTTTTAAGCCTCATACACCAGAGAGTGCGGCAAAGATTTCAGAGGCTATCAAAAATGGCACAAGAAAATACATCTTCGCCATCTTGGACGAGCGATTTGAAGGCGCGTCTTTGAGAAGTCTTGCCAAAAAGTACGGCGTTGGGTCAAACACCTTGATTGACTACACGCCCGAGTGGGAGAGTCTTCGAGGCTTAAAGATGCCAAAGAGTGTTCAGCAGGAATCTGCTCGACAACGAGTGGCTGAGTTTGCAAGAATGTTCAAGATAGCGGGTGAGGATGTTGTCAGAGAACTAAAGACTTTCAAAATCTCTCGCAGGAGTCTTGAGAAGTATCTGCCTGAGTTTGGGTTGTCAATTGGTGATTTGCGACTTGACGCATGGAAGCAAGAAGCAAGACAGAGAGCATTGGCAGCGATTCAGATGGTCAAAGAAACTGGATGCCCCGCGCAACACGCAATCAGGACTTGTGGCGCGACAACTGTTACGTTCTACAAGTACGCATAAGGAGCAATCATGGAAATCAGAATCAGGGCCACGGGCCAAGTGCTTCTTGATCACGAGTGGATCAAGTGGGTGGCTAAGACTTACGGTAAATCTGTTGGGCCTTTAACCACCGGCGCCATTGAGATGTTCGACTCTGATCCCATCTTTGAAGGCCCACAGGCCACGGGCGGGACAGTTTATCAATACTCGATGCGTCAAGGCGTAGAGCAGCAATCAGACGGTAAGTGGTACACTAAGTACGTCCTTGGCCCGATCTTCGTAGATACCACGGACGAGGATGGAAAGGTCACGACTGCTGCCGAGCATGAAACAGCCTACAAAGCAATGAAGGATGCTGAGCAAGGTAAAGCCGTGCGAGAAAGCCGTAATCGTCGTTTGTCTGAAACCGACTGGACTCAATTGGCAGACGCACCTGTGGACAAGGCTGTTTGGGCAGCTTATCGCCAAGAACTACGCGATGTTCCAACACAGGTTGGTTTTCCTTGGACAATCAACTGGCCTGCTCAACCAGAGTAACTTGTTCTTCAAGAAAGGGACTTTATGAACATCGTTATCAATCAAATGGATCGAGAGGCCGCAGACGGCTTTGTTACAGTAGTTCATTGGACTGTTACCAAGGCCTCCGGTGAATTCACTGCTTCTCAGTACGGCACTGAGTCGTTCACAGAGGAAGGATCTTTCAAGCCTTTCGATGAACTGACTGAGGCTGACGTACAAGGCTGGCTAATGGATCGCTGGGGTGCTGACGGAGTAGCTGCTAAAGAAGCTGCTCTGGACAAGCAACTGCAAGACATGGCCAACCCTCCTGTGGTGTCGGGACTGCCCTGGTAACTTAAGGAGATGTTGTGATTGATCCAGTGACAGCCTTCGGAGTAGCTGTTACGGCATTCAATACCGTACAGAAGCTGGTGAAGGCTGGCAAAGAAATAGAAAGTGTGGCGGGACAGCTTGGTAAATGGTACTCGGCTGTCCAATCTTTTAACGAAAGTGCTGCCAAAAAAGAACAAGACCTCAAGAAAGGCAAGTTTCTTGGTAAAGGATCAATTGAGCAGGAAGCATTAGACATCGTAATGCACCGTGAGCGACTAAAGAAGATGGAGTATGAACTCTATATTCTTATCGCTGGTGTGTACGGACAGGAAGCCTATCAGTCAATGATGGCTGAACGTACTAAGATCAAAAGACAGCGAGAGCAAGCAGCAAAGATTGCAAAACGTCGGAAACAAGAGATGATTGCCAACGGTTTGTATTTGTTTGCTATTGCTTTCCTTCTTGTGCTCTGTTACCACATGTACGAATACTTAGCGAGGAACCTATGATGAAGAAGCCCAGTAAAGTTGAGAAAGTTATGAAAGAGTACAAGG